GAGGGCAAACTGTACGAACCTAAGTTTTAGAGAAAGGAGACAAGCTATGCCAAACTGGTGTCAGAATGTAATGTATATCAAGAACCACAACCCATCGCTGATCAAGGCCATCAAAGAGGGCAACCTGTGCGAACACATTGTGCCGGAACCAAAGGATGATAAAGGTGAGCCAACGTCGGGCTGGTATGACTGGCGCGTAGAGAATTGGGGAACCAAGTGGGACATCAAATGCGAACACGTTGAGGTCGATGATGACGATACCTTGATCGTCAAGTTCGACACGGCATGGTCGCCACCAGACAAAGTGTTTGACGCCATGCACAAAAAGGGGTATCTCTTTGAAGCATACTATGTCGAGTATGGCATGGAGTACTATGGTTCGTACGTTGATGGGCGGGATACGACAGATAGCTTCCCAGAGGGCAAGTTCTATCCATCCGATATGCACGAGGACTACGAGGGATGGTCACATCCTAATCGCCACCTGCGCGAAAACTATTCATAGAAAGGAGAGTAGACATGAATCTGGTATTAAATCACAATGAAATTCATATACCGCTAGGTCAAGAATTTGTAGAACAACTTGGCCTTTTGCCTTACTGGGTTGCTCAATACAATATCTTGGGTGGTAAAGACCTTGTGCAATACATGACAGAACGCTATGGCTTTGGTGAGTTGTATAAGTTTGGAGGCACAGTCACAGAGGATGGCCTGTATCAGAGTCCACATGAAGAAGATGAAGACCTAGAGTATGTGGGCAAGATGCAGACAAAGGATGGCACTGTGTATTTCTATCCATATGCAATCATTGCGCTGCCGACTGACGATGGCTACTTTGTCACGAGGATGGACTGACTAGAAAGGAGAAAGATGATGGAACTTGACATGACTGAAGCTATAGACAAAGCGACAGCCGACGCTATTGAAGACGCAGTGTGTGACGACCTGATTGACATGGGCTATGGTAACATACCGTTTCAGTGGCAACTGATTGTAACTTTTACAGACGAGGATGATGATGCGTAATACTTGGAACATGATTATGGACTGGCGATACAATCCCTTGTCCCACATACCTGACATGAATACACGGCATATGATAATGCAAGTGCTGGCGTGGATGTGGTGTATTATCTTTAGCATGTGGCTTGGCAGTATCGTTGCCTTTGGTATCAGTGCCATTGCCCATGTCCTGCTGATTGCTGGCATCTTTGTTACGGCAGGTGTGTTTGAAACAGCCAAGCGTAGGCCACAATACTTTGGCGGGCTTGGCAGAGGTAATGGAGGTGAGCATGAGTAAGCTATCTGAATACTTTGGAGAAGGTGAATTTGATGGCCGCTGGGCGTATGTTCATGCGCTGTCGTACAATAAATACGCAGCACAAGCTGTTACAGATGGTGGACATACAGAGTTCCGGCTAGGCGAGTTCCCGACAGAGGAACAGGCAGAGATGGCTTGTGAGGATTATGTATTGGGGGTGCCATATGAGTAAGCTATGGGACAAAGTAGTGGACTACTACCTCACGCATGACGACATTGAGATATTCCTGCTTGCGTGTTGTTGGGCCTGTTTGGGCTGGATGATGTACCATGCTTTCAACGGAATCATGGAAAGGATATACTGCTGATGGATGAACACGAACTTTTGGTTGACCTGGGTGAGAACCCGTGGTATGAGAGTATCGTCATGTTACTTGACGATGAGGATGTAGAACTATTACGAGAGGAGAATGATGATGACTGATTGGGACAAACGTAAAGAGAATGCAACACAGGCTTGGTCGGCTATGTCGAAAGATCAACAGGAAGCTATCATGGACTTTATGAAAGCGTGGCAACCTATCAGGTTTGCAATGAGTGAACTGTGTGACATCAGCTACAATGATCTGCGCTTAGTAGACAACGCATGGTATCAGATCAGGCACAATCTTGTAGATCACGAAGTGGAGATTCCAGATTGGCAGTAGAGGTAAAACTCATGGCATATACCGAAGAGGAACTGGATCAACGTATCAAAGATTACTTTGCTATGTACCACCCTCTTGGGTATATGACTAGCTTGTCTCGTTCTTACTATGACGAGAAGCTAGAGGCGTATGTGGCTGTGATCCAACGACTAAGTTCGTGTGACTGATGTTTGAGGTCTTGATGGTATACATGCTACTTGTTTTCATTGCAAACATGAGGAACTAAATATGAAAACATTCATTGACTTGGCTGATGACTATAAAACTTCCTTAGAATACAAGGAGTTACGCATAGAAACACAACGCCAATATGATTATCATATCACAGTCGCAGCTGACCAATTTGCGAGGACACGCCTGTCAAAGATTACCCCGTTGTCTGCCAAGAAAGCGTATGACGCATGGTGTAATCGTGGCGTGTCGTTCGCCAACCATGTCATGTCTGCTGCCAAGATTGTGTTTAATCATGGTGTGCGTATGGAGATTGTGACTGTCAATCCATTCGACAAGGTAAAGCGCCGTGAAACTAAAGCCAGGCGTGTCGTTTGGTCGCAGAGTGACATACAAAACTTTCTTGAGGTCGCATACAGCGACTTCAGTACACGCAACATAGGACTAATCGCACAGATGGCATACGAGTGGTGTCAGCGTTTGGGTGACATGCGCTTGCTAAAGTGGGAATCTATACAATTTGACAAGCAGACTGTACATATTGAACAGTCAAAACGTAGGGCAGAGGTTTTCTTGCCTATATCCGACGAGTTATGTGCCATGTTGCGTGAACAGCATGACGACTTTGGGTTTCAATCTTACGTTGCACCTCGACCACAACCGATTGACGGCGTATACAAGCCATACTCTGTGTACAAACTACCAAAGTATGCACGTCAGTTAATGGACGCAGCAGGTTTGCCAAGAAGCCTGCGACTATCTGACCTACGTCGTACTGGCACAACAGAAATGGTAGACGCAGGTGTTAGTATTGGACAGATTATGTCGGTAACAGGACACGCTAACCCACAATCGGTCAAGCCATACATGAAGCACACATACGATAGTGCAAATTATGCCTTGACAATGAGAAAGAATCATGGTAAATGAACATGAGATGTCGCACAAGGAGGAGTATATACTATGTATACAACATTAAATAATATACTAGACGAGTACGATGTCGGATTTGGTGAGACTGTGCGTTTCGATTGTCCAGTGTGTGGAGGGTTGAATACTTTCAGTATCAGTAATATTGGTGGTAGCATCGTATGGAATTGTTACAAAGCATCTTGTGATGTTAGTGGTACACGCTCAAAGGCTTGGACGATTGATGACCTAGACAGGATGCGTGAGGGACAGAAGGAAAAACCTTTTATGCTACCAGAATATATTGTACCCTGCAATCAGTTTGTAGGAGATTGGGCAGACTCTTGGGACTTGAATGCTATTGATTTGGGTCTTATGTGGGATGCCAAGGAGGAACGTGCTGTGTTTCTCGTAAAAGATGGTGACAAGATTGTTGACGCTACAGGAAGGGCGTTGACAAAGCGACAGCCAAAATGGAAACGGTATGGGTCTAGCAGTCTCCCCTATGCCTGTGGAAGTGGCGCTGTTGCTGTCGTGGTGGAGGACTGTGTTAGTGCTGCAGTCGTAGCAGAAGTCAAAAATTGCGTTGGGGTGGCGCTGCTTGGCACGAGTCTTAATGATACTCACAAGCAGTATCTATCGCAGTTCTCCACCATATTAGTGGCGCTTGATCCTGATGCCATTCTAAAGTCGGCGTATCACGCACAACAACTGGAGTTGTATGTTGATGATATACACATTCTTAATTTGCAGAAGGATTTGAAATACCGAAACCCAAATGATATTCACAGACTAGGAGAGATGGCATGGAATTAAAAATGATACGCTCGTTGATGAACATAGACTTTCATGGGCAGTATCGTGCAACACGATGCCCCGACGAACTCTTCACGAGTGAGGGAACTAAGATAATACGTTGCATTGATAAGATGATACAGCAGTACAAGAGGTCTGTGACTCCTGAAGAAGTGTCGGCATATTTCATGTCACACACTCCTGTTATGACGCCTGCCCAAGAGCATTCTTACTCAAGTCTGTTCCACAAAATTAAGTCAGAGAATGTCATGGGTAACGACGTTGCTGCAGATGTGGTTTCTCGCCTGTTTCAGCGCCATATAGGCAAGGAGATAATCAATCTTGGGGTAATGTACTCCAACGGAGAAGAGGCCACCCTTGAGCCTCTGAGAGAGTTGCTGACTAGGTACAATGAGGACTTGTCGCCAGACCTTAACCTTGATTGGTTGGACATGAGCCTTGAAGCAGCGATTGAATATATCGGTGATCAACATAAGTGGGCGTTTAATCTACCGACGCTATCAAAAGTTGTGCCAGGTGTGGACGCCGGTCAGCTTATTGAGATTGGTGCGCGTCCAAATACAGGCAAGACTTCTTTCCATGCAAGCATGGTAGCAGGGCCAAACGGGTTTGCTAGGCAGGGTGCCAAGTGCGTAGTCCTTGTGAACGAGGAGAAGCAAGAGCGAGTGCGGACTAGGTATATTACTGCTGCTGTGGGTATGAGCGACACAGAGTTTGTGCGTAAGAAGGAGCAAGCCTTGGCCCTTTACGAAGAGGTCAGGGACAACATTAAGATGTATGATTCTATTGGTCAGGACATGGCTTGGGTAGAGCGCGTTGCAAAAACGTATCGCCCAGATATTTTAGTTCTTGACATGGGCGATAAATTCGCTACAATGAAATCTAACTTGCGACAGGATGAAATTCTAAAGAAGAATGTAATCCATGCTCGTGAGATCGGTAAAAAGTATGACTGTGCTGTATTCTACATGTCGCAGTTGTCAGCAGAAGCGGAGGGAAAGACTATACTAAATCAGAGCATGATGGAGGGATCAAAGACTGGTAAAGCAGCAGAAGCTGACTTGATGCTTCTGATCGCGGCTAATCCTCAATTAGAAGGCTCTGATGCACAAGACCCCCAACGACACATCAACATTGTGAAGAACAAGTTGACGGGTTGGCACGGTCGTCTACACTGTAATCTTAACAACCAGACAGGGAGGTATGAGGTATGAATATTGAAGTTACTGAAGTTATCGGCAATGAGGACGGGACAGTTTTCATTGGCGCTGAATTAGACAACAGTGCGTACATGGCTGTGCTGACTGTTGGCCTCAACGCTATTCTTAGTGACGCTTTTGCAGAGTGTAACTGCGACACAGAGGATGAAGACCTAGACCTTGAAGACATCGTTGATTGGTCTACGGAGGAACTATCTGAAACTGAAACGAAAGGAGATTAGCCATGCTTGCACTTGTAGCACCGTTTGTTATTAAGTTTGCTTGGGCTGTCGCGATTATCGACGCTGGCGCAACTGCAACGGGAATGAAGTAATGAAACTTACTCTTGACGTAGAAAACAACTCTACAGAAAGGGAGGGTAAACTCCACCTTGATCCCTTTGAGCCTGAGAACTCTTTGGTTCAAGTAGGGGTGCTGACAGACACAGGCGTTTGTCAGACCTTCCCTTTTGATCACAAAGATCATCTGTCAGGTCACGATTATCACGAGCGTGTGCAGATGTTCTTGGACGAGGCTACTGTTCTTATCTGCCATAACGCAGCGCACGACTTGCTGTGGTTGTGGGAATCTGGGTTTAAGTATGATGGTCCTGTCTTTGATACAATGCTTGTTGAGTACATTCTACAGTGTGGGTTGAAACAACCCCTGTCTCTGGAAGCGTGTGCTGAACGGCATGAGTTGGATACGAAAAAACAAGACACTCTCAAAGAGTATTTCAAGAAGGGATATAGAACTAGTGATATTCCTCTTGATGAACTCACAGAGTATCTTGTGGCAGACCTTGAGGCCACGCAGCAACTTGCTGATCTGCAGTACGCAAAACTTAATAGTCCTGAATATGCTGGACTAATGGGTACTGTAGACTTGACTAACCAGGTCGCTGTATGCCTCGCTCGTATCTATCAGCGCGGGTTCAGCGTTGACGAGATAGAGTTAGACGAAGTGCGTCGAGAGTATGAAGAAGAAAAGCACAAGTTAAAGATGGACCTGCGACAGATGGCTTATCGTTTGATGGGTGACACGCACATCAATTTGAATAGTCCTGAACAACTGTCGTGGGTTATCTACTCGCGTAAGCCCAAAGATAAAAATGTATGGGCCAACGCAACACACAAATATATGAAGGACACACACTTCAAAGACATTGTGCGAAAGCAAACGGATGTAGTCTACAAAACACGAGCCGTCAAATGCTCTGAATGCAATGGGTCAGGTGATGTGTATCGAACGAAAAAGAATGGAGAGCCTTACGCTAAACCCAACAAGTGTCCTCATTGCGCTGGGACAGGATATGTTTATCAGACACTACCGAAAGTTGCTGGACTGAAGTTTA